AAAAAAAGAGGCCCTATTGGACCTCCTCCTTTTGAACTTCGTAGACTGCCCATATTGGAACCACCATACAGGCTAGTGATATCAAGATGCCTAGAGCACTAGGCCGGTGAAAGATACTTGCGTAAAGCAAATAGGTGCTAGCTAGGACAATAAGATAGGCTAGAACGTAGGTGATGTATCTATACATGGTTAACCTCCAAATGTGCCCCCCTTTCGGGGGGCTGGTTTGTTTACTTGGCCTTTTTAGCAGCCTTTGCGTGGGCATCCTCGATTGCAATCTTTTGCTCTTTACCTATCCATTCGGTTAGATCTTGTTGCAATTCCAGTAGGGTTCGGAGATCCATGTCGCGTTGATCACTCTCCCAATAAGAGGCCAGCAATTTTTCCTTGTGACCTAGCAGGTCCATTGCCTTTTCGATGGCCTCTGATGCCTTTTGCAGGTTGCCTTTTTTGACCCCCTTGGGGATCCCCTTTGCCTTAGCAGCCTCCCGATCTAGTTCGACCAGCATCCTTTTGCGGATCTTGCCTACTTTGCTATTAGCATAGCCTCTAGCATTCCGAACAATCTCGGCCTCCTCTGGCGTCACCAATTCCTTCCAATTGCCAGGGTTTGCATCATGGGTTGCCATCAATGCTTGCCGTTGTTTACCAGCATCACCTGCAAATTGGATCTGATCACATTGATCGATTAGGTAATTGAAGACCCTAATATGATCGGTGATCACGCCATCGCGCAGCTTGCCAGTAGGCCGATGGCTATATGGTGACTCTAACCAATGTGGTTCGACCTTGGCGTCGAGCAATATATTAGCCAGACGCCCCGTCGCATCGTCGCGCTGTCTGCCGGCTTCGATGGCCAGATCATCCGATTGGCATAGTGTTCCCAACTCCTTTTGGATGGCGGCACGCAGTTCAGTGTTAAACGGTTGAGTATTCTTACCCATGTTTTTTCTCCTTTGGTGTTAGTCGGCGACTAACAGTGTTTTTGATCGGGCCCCCATGGCCTCGATCTGGTAAACATATTATCAACATCATCCCGATTGTCTAGAACTATCGACCCTACCGTACCCCTACCGCCCCATTGTCTATATAGGATTCCTGACTGCAGTATGTATTATTAATTTCCACGAACATGGACCACTTTTTTCAAAACCAGACCCCCACCCCCTCGTATATAGGAAGACCCCCCTATAGGAGTCCCAACCTCCTTGCACCACAAAAATTTTTTGTGTATAAACCCCCACTAACGGTGTAAAAACCTGCGATATTATGACGATTACGCTGAATCCCGAGGTAGGCATACCTATTCCTGACAGTGTGCCCTACACTGATCTTAGGCAACGAGCGCAAGCCGCTTGCAATACCGCTATCTTTCTGTCGGAGCACGGCCTTGATCTGACTCCCACGAAAGAAGATAAGTCTATAGCCGCAGAACTAGCAGCGGAGTATGCCGAGAACCCTGAAAAAGCATCGAAGAAAAGCTCTAACAAAGTTGTTTCTAAGATGACCCCCGCATCCTTGGTGTTGACCAACAACATACTTGAGGAGTTCGGACATTCCGTAGCGGAAAACGCGGTACAGATCCGCCATCTGGTTACAAACAAGTTACTATTAGAGTCTGAGAACCCAGATTCTAAGGTTAGGATTCGTGCATTGGAGCTTTTGGGTAAGATCTCGGACGTTGGCTTGTTTGCTGAGAAGTCAGAAGTTACGGTTACGCATCAATCTACGGATGATCTGCGAGCGAAGCTACGTTCAAAGCTAGAAAAGTTGGTCAATCCGCCTATTGAAGCGGAAGACGCGCTTATTATTGATGGGGAAGAAATCGATATTACGGAAGAACTTGGTTTTGATGCACTTGAAGAGACGGTAGAACCCTATGATGACGACCCTTGAGTCATCACTAGACTTTACTGAGTCCGAAATACAGGTAATGCTGGATAACCTAGACCAGTATACGCCAGAAGAAATTACTGAAATCGACAAATTGGTCGATGAGTTAGCGAATCGCAGAGCAAACAAAGCAGCTTACGATGATCTGATAGAGTTCTGTAAGCGGATGCAACCCGACTATAAGGTTGGTAAGCACCACCGTCGCCTAGCCAAGATGTTAATGGCAATCGAACAAGGCCAGAAGGACAGGATCTGCGTCAATATTCCGCCCCGCCACGGAAAATCACAATTAGTATCTATTATGTACCCAGCGTGGTTTCTGGGGCGGAACCCTAATAAGAAGGTCATGATGGTGTCGCACACCACGGACTTAGCTGTAGATTTTGGTAGAAAAGTCAGGAACTTAATTAACACCGATGAATACAGATCCATCTTCCCTACTGTGTCGCTTGCGGTTGACTCTAAGTCGGCTGGCCGCTGGAACACGAACATGGGTGGTGAATACTACGCGTGTGGTATCGGCTCCTCTATCGCAGGACGAGGTGCGGATTTATTGTTGGTTGATGATCCTCACTCAGAACAGGATGTAATCAACGGCAACTTCGAGGTGTTCGAGAAGGCGTACGAGTGGTTTACGTTTGGTGCTCGGACTCGTTTGATGCCGGGAGGTCGCGTAGCGATTATCCAGACCCGCTGGCACATGGATGACCTGACTGGGCGCGTAACCCGAGACATGACCCAGAACGAACGGGCAGATCAGTATGAGATTGTAGAGTTCCCCGCTATCCTCGACACAGAGGACCAAGAAGGCACGCTCATACAGAAACCGCTGTGGCCTGAGTTTTTTGATCTGGACGCGTTGCTACGGACTAAGGCATCTATGCCAGCGTTTCAGTGGAACGCTCAGTATCAACAAGAACCGACAGCGGAAGAAGCGTCGATAGTTAAACGTGAGTGGTGGCAATCATGGGGAGGAGACACACCGCCCCCCTGCGAATACATTATCATGTCGCTAGATGCGGCGGCAGAAAAGCATAACCGTGCGGACTTTACAGCGTTAACAACGTGGGGTGTCTTCCTAAACGAGGAGACCGAGGCGTATAATATAATTTTGCTAAATAGTATTAAGCAGCGTTTGGAGTTTCCTGAACTCAAAGACTTAGCGATGGAAGAGTATCAGGAGTGGGATCCAGATGCGTTTATCGTGGAGAAGAAAAGTGCAGGTACTGCGCTATATCAGGAAATGCGGCGGATGGGGTTACCGGTATCGGAATACACACCGCATAGAGGCTCGGGAGATAAGTTAGCCCGACTGAACTCTGTTTCAGATATTGTAGCGTCTGGTTTAGTTTGGATGCCACAGACAAGATGGGCTGAAGAAGTCATAGAAGAGATTGCTGGTTTTCCGTTTATGAGTCATGATGACTTGGTGGATTCTACCGTCATGGCATTGATGCGTTTTAGACAAGGCGGGTTTATTCGTTTGCCTACTGATGAGCCTGATGAACAAAGATATTTTAGACAGCGCCGTGGTGGGTACTACTAAGAGGCTAAGTTATGGCGATTGAAAAAGGTTTGTATGCGGCCCCCGATGGTCTTACCGAAGGGACGGACGTAGAACTTGAAGGGGCTGAACCAGCAGAATTGGAGATTGAAATTGTTGACCCAGAAATGGTCACATTGGACGACGGAAGTGTCGAAGTTACGATTATTCCTGACGCTAATGTCGCTGATTTTATGGATTTCAACGTTAATCTTGCTGAAGTCCTTGATGAAGATGCTTTACAAAATCTCGCCAGTGAAGTGCTTGGACTGGTTGAAGCGGACATTGACAGCCGCAAAGACTGGGCTGACACATTTGTCAAAGGACTTGAGGTTTTAGGATTTAAATACGAAGAGCGTACTGATCCTTGGGAGGGTGCGTGTGGTGTTTACTCAAATGTCCTAGCCGAAGCTGCAATTCGTTTCCAAGCGGAAACAATGTCTGAAACTTTTCCCGCCGCTGGTCCCGTCAAAGTAAAAATATTAGGTGACGAAGACAAAGATAAAATAGAAGCTGCAGAGCGTGTCCGAGCAGACATGAACTACGAGCTGACTGAACGGATGGTTGAGTATCGGTCAGAACATGAACGGATGTTGTACAGCCTTGGGTTAGCGGGATCTGCATTTAAGAAAGTTTATTACGATCCAAACATTGGTCGGCAGATCGCTGTTTATATCCCCGCTGAAGATGTTGTTGTGCCTTACGGCGCAAGCCATGTTGAAACCGCAGAGCGTGTTACGCATATCATGCGGAAAACCAAGAACGACTTGAAAAAGCTGCAAGCCAGCGGGTTCTATCGGGATGTTGATCTTGGTGAGCCACAGCCGTACCACAGTGATATTGAGAAGCAAAAAGCAGAAGACAGCGGTGTCTCGCTAACTGACGATGATCGCTACGCTGTTTATGAGATCCATGCAGATGTAATCATAGATGACATTGACGACGATGAGGTTGCCAAGCCTTATGTCATTACCATTGAGCGAGGCACGGGTGAAGTTCTAGCGATTCGACGCAATTGGAACGAATCAGACCCCCTGCATTTGAAGCGACAGCATTTTGTCCACTACGTTTATGTACCCGGATTTGGCTTCTATGGGCTTGGTTTGATCCATATCATAGGGGGATACGCTAAAGCTGGAACGTCGCTCATACGGCAATTGGTAGACGCTGGCACGTTGTCTAATCTTCCGGGTGGCTTAAAAGCTCGTGGTCTTAGGATCAAGGGTGATGACACGCCAATTGAGCCGGGAGAGTGGAAGGACGTTGATGTACCGTCTGGTTCGATCCGCGACAACATCATGCCGTTGCCATACAAAGAGCCAAGCCAAACGCTACTTGCTCTGTTAAACCAGATTACGACGGAAGGTCGTAGGTTGGGTGCTATCAGCGATATGAACATCTCTGATATGTCCGCAAACGCGCCAGTAGGTACCACACTAGCTCTGTTAGAACGGACGTTGAAGCCGATGGCTGCGGTGCAGGCCCGTGTCCACTACGCGATGAAGCAAGAGTTTAAGATGCTCAAGCTCATCATGTCGGAGTATGCCCCCGCTGACTATGGGTATGAGCCGATACGCGGCGCAGTCACAGCCAAGAAAGATGACTACATGATGGTGGACGTGATCCCCGTCAGTGACCCAAACAGTTCGACAATGGCGCAGCGGGTTGTCCAGTACCAAGCGGTACTACAGATGGCTCAGTCTGCCCCACAGATATACGACTTACCGCAGTTACACCGACAGATGATTGAGGTGTTAGGCGTTAAGAACGCAGAAAAACTCGTACCGATGAAGGATGACCTGAAACCGACAGACCCAGTGAGCGAGAATATGGACGCGCTGATTGGTAAGCCGATGAAGGCGTTTATATATCAGGACCACGATGCCCACATAACGACCCACCAGTCGTTTATGCAAGACCCAATGGTGGCACAAACCATAGGGCAAAATCCGCAGGCAGGCCAGATTATGGCAGCATTGCAGGCACACTTAGCAGAACACTTAGGATTTAAATATCGTAAGCAGATAGAAGAGAAGTTAGGCGCTCCGCTACCGGCCCCTAATGCAGAACTTCCTGAAAATATAGAAGTTACTCTGGCGCAATTAATGGCGCAGGCTGGTACGCAGTTAACTCAAACGCATCAACAACAAGCCGCGCAGCAAGAAGCTCAACAACAAATGCAGAACCCTGCGTTCCAGTTACAACAACAGGAACTAGCAATCAAGCAGGCCGAAGTACAGCGTAAGACTCAGAAAGACATGGTAGACGCGCAATTACGTTCGGCAGAGCAAGAGCGTAAATCTAGGAAAGATGCGGTGGACGCTGCGATAGAGTCAGAACATCTCAAACTAGAAAAGCAAGAATTGTCTGTAGAAGCTCAGAAAGAGGGCATAAAAGTAGCTATGGACAAGAAAGGGATGGAAGATAAGCTAAGTTTGGAGCTTATGAAGTTAATTGAAAGCAACAATAAGGGTCAGTAATGGCTAAAACCGTCTTTGACGTGCTTAGAGATAAAATCGAGGAGGATCGCTCCTCTGCAGTGGATTTTCTTGCATCGGGTGGAGCTAAAGATTTCGCTCAATACAAGGAAGCAACAGGCTTGATTCGAGGTCTAGAGACCTGTTTGTCCCATATTAACGACCTTGCCCGAAACTTTATGGAAGATGACGATGAGTGAAGCTGTCGCTGAAGTTGAATTAACCCAAGAGGATATAGAAAACCAACTCCCCGTGCCGGTAGGTTACCGAGTTCTAGTTGCATTACCCCAAGTCGAAGAGACATTTGGGGAATCTGGACTTGTTAAGTCTGCTACTACTATTAGTCAAGAACATGTTATGTCGATTATTGGACTTGTGTTGGATATGGGTGACCAAGCCTATTCTGATGAAGACCGATTCCCGACAGGTCCGTGGTGCAAACAAGGCGATTACGTCATGTTTCGTGCTAATACGGGCACACGGTTCAAGGTAAATGGTGTGGAATATCGTTTGATGAATGATGATTCTATCGAAGCTATTGTAGCGGACCCACGCGGTATTACACGCGCATAAGGAGTAAAAAATGCCTTTTCAAAAAGTAGAATTTGAATTTCCTGATGAGAAAGAAGAAAGCACTGAGATTGAAATTGAATCTTCTAGTGCTGAGACGTTAGGAGCAGAGAAAAAAGAGGTCTCTGATGAAGTCGAGCTAGAGGTTGTCGATGACGACATCCCTGCTAAAGACAAAGATGAGACTGGTCAGTTACGTAAGCCCGGAAAACCCCCGGAAGATTTGACTGATGATGAGCTTGATGAGTATTCAGATAAAGTTCAGAAGCGTATCAAAAGCCTTTCCCGAGGGTACCATGACGAACGGAGAGCCAAAGAAGCGGCTTTTCGAGAGCGTCAAGAGTATGAAAGACTGGCCCAACAGCTTGTTGAAGAGAACAAACGCCTCAAAGGTACGGTTAATAAAAACCAAGAAGCTATCGTAGAACAAGCTAAGAAAACGGTGGCGGCGGAACTTATTGATGCCAAACGTGCTTATAAACAAGCGTATGAAACTGGTGATGGGGAAGCTCTACTAGAAGCACAAGATGCTCTGACTAACGCGAAAATAAAATCAGATCGTCTAAGTAACATAAAAATAACTCCTTTACAGGAAGAAGAAACTCCTGTAAAACCTCAAGCATTAGAGGAAGATACTCAACAAGCACCTGTTGATGGTCGAGCAAACGAGTGGGCACAGTCCAACGAGTGGTTCGGTCAAGATGATGCAATGACAGGGTTTGCATTAGGGTATCACACAGAATTAGTCAAGGAGGGGGTAGACCCCCAATCTGACGAATACTACGAGAGAATAGACTTTCGTATGCGACAAGTATTCCCCGATAGATTCGAGGAGGATACCGAAGAGGAAGTTGTAACAACTAGAAAATCAGCGAATGTCGTTGCACCCGCTACGCGGAGCACAGCGCCTAAGAAAATTAGGCTCACCCAAACGCAAGTGGCAATCGCTAAAAGGTTAGGACTCACTCCTCAACAATACGCCGAACAGGTTGCAAAAGACATGAGGAAGGCAAATGGCTGAGAATCGACTAAACCGTGAACTAGACACGAGAGAAAAAACTGGCCGAAGGCAGGCTTGGAAGCGTCCTGACGTATTACCTTCTCCAACACCGGAGGATGGTTATGCCTACAGATGGGTCCGAGTAAGCACTTTGGGAACTGTCGATCCAACCAATGTATCTTCCAAACTTCGTGAAGGTTGGGAACCGGTTAAAGCAACTGATCACCCCGAAATTACTCTAGTAAGTGTCGAAAACGAACGCTTTAAAGATAATATCGTGCAAGGTGGTTTGATGCTTTGTAAAGCTCCAGTGGAAATGGTTGAAGAGCGTAATGACTATTACAACCAACAAGCCAGAAATCAAATGGAGTCTGTGGACAACAACCTGATGCGAGAGAACGACCCTCGTATGCCGTTATTTAATGACCGCAGATCGAAGGTTACTTTTGGAAACGGAACTTAATTTTTGGAATTTAGGAGTCGATAATGGCTTATCCAACAGTTGACGGCCCTTACGGGCTTGTTCCGGTAAAACTGATTAGCGGTGTTCCTTACGTCGGTACTACTCGGCAATATTCTATTGCAAGTAACTACGGCACGGATATCTTCTATGGGGATGCTGTTAAACTCGTTACCGGAGGCACTGTCGAGCGTGATACGTTTGATGCTGCCATGACACCTATTGGTGTCTTCATGGGCTGTACTTTTACTGACCCAAGTACGTCTCAGCTAACTTTCAAGCAGTATTATCCTGCAAGCACTGTAGCCTCAGATATTAAGGCTTACGTGTGTGACGCTACGGATGTTCTGTTTAAGGCGGCTGTTGTTTCTTCAGGAACGACGATTGGCGATCTGGCGATTACTGATATCGGTGCTAACGTAGCTGGTGTGGATAACACTGGTAGCACTGTGACTGGTAACTCAAAAAGCGCCATCTCTGACTCCTCTGCTACTACAAACACGTTGCCTTTCCGCATCGTTGCGTTGGTAGAGGAAACTAAGAACAGTTCTGGTGGTTATACCGAGGCTTATGTCAAGTGGAATGCTGGGCATCAGTTCGATAACACCACAGGCGTATAAGGAGAATAAGTAAATGGCTATTTCACGCGCTCAATTACTTAAAGAACTCCTTCCCGGCCTGAATGCGCTGTTTGGACTGGAGTATGCTAAGTACGGTGAAGAGCATGCAGAGATTTTTGAATCAGAATCTTCTGACCGCTCTTTTGAAGAAGAAACCAAGCTGTCTGGCTTCTCAGCAGCACCTGTTAAAAATGAAGGTGCCGCAATTGAGTATGACAATGCTCAAGAAGCATGGACCGCTCGCTATAACCACGAAACCATTGCGATGGGCTTCTCTATAACTGAGGAAGCCATTGAAGATAACTTGTATGACTCATTGTCTGCACGTTATACGAAGGCATTGGCTCGTGCTATGGCGTATACCAAGCAGGTTAAAGCAGCCGCTATCCTGAACAACGCGTTTGATTCAGGTACGACCTATGGCGACGGAAAGGAGCTTTGCGCTACTGACCACCCATTGGTAAGCGGAGGCACTAACTCAAACGAACCCAGCACCGCTGCTGACCTTAACGAAACTTCTCTTGAAGCTGCCGTTATTCAGATCGCTGGCTGGACGGATGAGCGTGGCCTTTTGATTGCTGCCAAGCCTCGTAAGCTGGTTATCCCGCCCAACCTCCAATTCGTAGCGACTCGTTTGCTCGAAACGGAAGGTCGTGTTGGAACCGCTGACAACGACATCAACGCTCTGCGTAGCAATGGTGCGATTCCCGAAGGGTACACAGTTAACCACTATCTGACTGATACAGATGCGTGGTTCTTGTTAACTGACGTACCTAACGGCTTGAAGCACTTTGTACGTACGCCGATGTCTACGTCTATGGACGCGGATTTCGATACGGGCAACAGCCGGTATAAAGCTCGTGAGCGATATTCCTTCGGGGTCTCAGATCCTCTCGGAATCTTCGGTTCACCCGGAGCTTAAGTCTAGAGGGGGGCACTTGTTGCCCCCTTTGTTTTTCTATAATATCGATTTATCCCTGACAGTCGCATGGGGCGACTGACTTAGCCACTACAGGAGATAACAATGGCTACGACTACGTTTGGCGGCATCGTCCGCTCTTATGGCGGTGGAGGTAAAGGCACGGTAACCCCCGGTGTCATGACCCAATCCGTGCAAGTTTCTTGCGATCCTACTGCTTCATCATCAGCAAATGTAAAAATCGGCACCTCTTCAAGTTCTGGGGAAGATTTAGTTCTCCCTGCGGGTGCGATTGTTATTTCAGTGATGACAATGAACGCTTCCACTGGCGGCACTAACCCCACTATCGATATTGGTGGAACTCCTGCTGGTGGTTCTAATGACCCCGACGGTATCTTTAATGAAGTCGATTGTGACACGATTGGTACAATTAAAGGTGCGGATGGCGCTCTTTGTGTTGCTGGCGGTCTTACCGCTAATACAACTGTTACTGCTATTAACGGATCTTCTGCTGCTACAGGCGGTACGTGGACCGGCATCATTACTTACGCAATGGCAAATGACGGGGTTGAGTCTAACTAAAGGAGTGAATCATGGCTGATGCAGTCACTTCGCAGACGTTAGTAGATGGACCCGCTCATGTAGTGATGAAGTTTACTAACGTATCTGATGGTACTGGGGAGTCCGCAGTAACCAAAGTTGACGTTAGTGCCTTAGCTTCAGATCAGAACGGTAATGCCTGTACAGGAGTCCAGATCGAACGTATCTGGTGGCAGTGCATTGGCATGAAAGTTCAGATGCTTTGGGATGCTAGTAGCGACCAATTTTGTATTGAGTTAGGTGAGAACCAAAGCGGTAATCACGATTACACTCTATTTGGCGGGCTAACTAATAACTCAGGTTCGGGCAAGACGGGCGATCTTAACTTTACGACAGTCGGAGCTTCGTCTGCCGACACGTATACAATTATTTTGTATATGCGTAAATCGTTCTAACTATGCACGCTTACTATAAATCAGGTGGCTCTGTCCGTAAAAAGACGGGTTCCGGTATGAAAGGCATGTCGATAAAAAGTGGGGACAAGCGCCCCACTAAGTCGGGTGCTGGGATGACCGCGAAAGGAGTCGCCAAATACCGTAGGAATAACCCCGGTAGTAAGCTGCAAACCGCTGTCACGGAGAAGAAGCCTAAAGGGAAAAGAGCTGCAAGACGTAAATCGTTTTGTGCTCGTTCTGCAGGGCAGATGAAGAAGTTCCCCAAAGCAGCGAAAGATCCGAACTCTAGGCTGCGTCAAGCGCGTAGACGGTGGAGATGCTGAGTGCCGTATTTACAATCTAATATCCCATACTTCAAAGCGTGGGTTCGTAGAGAGTATACGCACAATCATACGGCATATCATGGCGAGTTCTTACACGCTATGGTCATCGCAGTTACAACCATACCTAAGCGGTGTTTATCGTTTCAGGTTATTTTTACGGGTTGCGAGGTAGATGATACGGAGGAACCTAATGTTCATGGCGGTGCAATGTGGGCACGTATGCCTATCACGGCACTTGTAGGGGATACCCCTTTTGATGAATGGCCTGAACCTATGCCGGTTTGGGCGGCTCAACCTTGGGATTGTCCCTCACATACTCACAGCGTCTATGTACTAGATAGCTGCACCCCATGTCCTTGGCTTGCAAAAATTGATGGTGAGTTCTACCCAGCAAAGTATTACTTTACGGTAGATTACACGGAGTCAGACATAGCAGATGATCCAGCCCAACATAAACAAGCGCATGTGCTTGAATTGTTAGATGCTGGTAAATGGACGGGTAATATTGTGGCTCTACCTAACAATCGCGTTAGGGTCACACGCCCAGCACAATTTGAGGTAGGAGAAGGCGCACCAGATTTTATGCCTTCACAACATATCCATTACAGTAAGTCTGATCTAGACTATACGTTGGATGTGACTCAGATTTTTAATAATCTTTACGCAGAGGATAGTGACAATGCGGATGAGTAAAAAAGGTTACGCTGCCGGTGGTCTTAAGAACGGCATGATGAAAAAGAAGAGTAAGTTCCCTGATCTTAGTGGTGACGGCGAGGTTACACAGAAAGACATCTTGATGGGCAAAGGCGTCGTTAAGAAGCAAAATGGCGGCATGATGAAGAAAAAGGGTTATGCCAAAGGTGGGAAAGTCCGTGGTTGCGGGATTGCTACCAAAGGTGTTCGTAAAGCCAAAATGGTTACGATGAAAGGGAGTTAGGTCATGGCAATGCCTAGGATTACCAGTAGATCGTATAGACAATCTAGACAAAGAGCTAATGAAAGAAAGCTCAAAAGAAATAGAGACGATCAACCCGCAACTGCGCCAAAGTCAAAAAGACGTACTCCGCGCCCAGCTACTCCGCGCGAACGCGCTCGCGCTTTAAGTAGGGCCGCAGGTGTTTCTTTTGATAGTGAAGCTAGTCCTAAGCCAAAAGCTAGTCCTAAACCAAAAGCTAGTCCTAAGCCAAAAGCACCTACGATTGCTAGTGCTACGACTCCTAAGAAGAGAACTGTAAATGATCTTAGTATGATGGGAGAAACCCGTGTAGTAGGTAAGCGTAGACCCAACGAGGGTCAAGAACTTAAAGCCAAAAAACCTGCTGTAACAGAAGTGGCTAGGGAACCAAAAGCGCCAAAGATTAAAATGGACGCTAAGAAAAAAGCTGGACCCGCTCCTATGATGCGGAGAGAAGCTGCAACCGCCAAAGGTATGCCTGCAGAAGGACAACCTAAGTCTATTGCTCAAGCTAGAAAAATGGGTAAAGACACGTTTATCGGTAAAGATGGACGTAAGAAAGCTGCGGTTACAAAAGAAGAGCTAGAGGCTTCAGGATACAAAACATTACGCGAATATCTTAACGCTCAGAAGCGTTCTAAGAAGAAAGCTGCGCCTAAGAAGATGAAGGCCGGTGGGACTGTGCGTGGGGCTGGGATCGCTAAGAAAGGGTTCAGACCACCAAAAATGGTGTCCATGAAAGGCTCATGAGGCAAACTAAAACTTTAACATCAGGTTGATGTTATGCGACGTTACTACAAAAAAGGCGGTTCGGTTAAAGACGCTTGCTACAGCAAGGTTAAGTCGCGATACAAGGTTTTTCCGTCCGCTTACGCTTCTGGTGCTATTGCTAAATGCCGTAAGGTAGGTGCAAAGAACTGGGGTAATAAAGGGAGTAAGTAATGGCTGTACGTAAAACAGCTAAAGGAGCCGCGCTCAAACGTTGGTTCAAGGAAGACTGGAAAGACGTACGTACGGGCAAGGCTTGCGGTAGACGGAAAGGCGAGAAACGGGGTACTCCGTATTGTCGTCCAACTAAGCGGGTGTCTAGCAAAACACCTAAAACAGCGTCAGAAATGACGAAAGCTGAGAAAGCTAAACGTGTTGCACAGAAAAAACGTCTGGGCCAACCAGCAGGAAAGCCTAGAAGAGTTGCTTCACTGAAGAGAAAGAAATGACAACTTCAGGCACTACAAGTTTCAACATGGAGTTCACCGAGATCGCTGAAGAGGCGTGGGAGCGTGCTGGGCGTGAAATGCGTTCGGGCTACGACTTACGCACTGCTAGACGATCCATGAACTTGATGTCGATTGAGTGGCAGAACCGTGGCATTAATCTGTGGACGGTGGATGAAGGCACTGTAACGCTTACTGCTGGTACGTCTCAGTACAACCTCCCCGCCGA